TTCCGCCGCAGCAGATTATTGTCGCCTTTAGTCATGGCGCGAACACAAGCAGCCGCCGCATTCCCTCGGGTGCCGAGGTAAAGCCGGGTTGTTTCTGGGGATTTCCCAAGGAGTTCTTAATCTTTATTCATGGACTCGCTGGGGTGAAGGTGGTTGCGGAGTAATCTTGTCAAGTCTCTTATCTCCTCCCAGGCGCACGCGCCTTATATCCTTCTGTCATGTTGTTATTCATGCCGTTATTGTTCATGCCGTTATTATTCATGCCGTTATTGTTCATTCCATTATTGTTCATGCCATTATTAGTATTCATGTTAGCGGTCTCATTCATCATGTTATTCTGAAACCCCTCCCTCATCATGCGGGACACCATCTTATTCGTGAAGTACCAGACCACGACAAAAAGGACGGCGTGGACCAGCACCACAGTATACTTGTTGCCCCCCTTGGGCAGAGTAACCAGAACACCGGGCGTGAGTGCAACAAACAGAGCAGCCAGATATAAGCTCATGAAGAGTTTCATTGTATATTCATAGATTAGATTTAAGAAGAGCAGAACAGGCAGCCCTCACCCTTCTCGGCATCCTCCTTTGCCTTTTTTACTGCATCCTCATACTCCTTAGAGAGTCGCTCGAGCTTCTGCTGACGCGTCTCAGGAGGCGGCGGGGGAACTTCCTCATCCGAATCGGTATCATACGCCTCATCCGGTAGAACAGCCGTAGTTGTCACTGTACTCTGATGCTCCAGGGCCGCCAGAAGACGCGGGTCCACCGTGAACTGCTGTGCGGCCACTGGCGCCTTTGTCCTGAGATAATAGCATCCCGTCTTCAGCCCTGTCTTCCATGCATAGAAATGCATAGACGTCAGCTTACTAATCGTAGGGTCGGCCATAAAGAGATTCAAACTCTGCGATTGGCAGATGAAGGCTCCACGCGATGCTGCCATATCAATCAGCGTCTTCTGGGGAATCTCCCATGCTGTCTTATAGCGTGCCTGGACCTCCTGGGGAATACCAGGAATACCCTGAACGGAGCCCTTACGCATAACAATCGCCTGCTTCATCCCCTCAGTCCAGAGCCCCAGGCCGAGCAGCTCCTTCACCAGATACTTATTGATTACAGTAAACTCGCCAGCCAGAACGCGGCGAGTGTACATGTTGCTGGTAAACGGCTCGAAACACTCCGTGTACCCAAGAATCTGGGATGTCGATGCTGTAGGCATTGGCGCAACCAGAAGAGAGTTTCTCATACCCAGAGTGGCCTTGTGCCGCAGACCCTGCCAGTCTAGGCTCCCATCCTTCTCAGTCAGCGGAGTCACACCCCACATATCGGGCTGGAGAATCCCCTGAGATGCAGGGGAGCCTGCGAAGGTCTCGTATGACCCCTCCTCCGCGGCAATGGCGCAGGACATCTCCGCAGCGGCATAATAGAGATGCTCAAAGATACGCTGGTTCAGCTCGGCCGCCTCTGATGACTCCCACGGTAGCTGAAGCATCGCAAAGACATCGGCGAGGCCCTGGACACCCAGTCCCACGGGCCGATGGCGCATATTCGACTTCTTCGTCTCAGGAGTAGGGTAGTAGTTAATGTCAATGACACGATTCAGATTGCGAATCGCAATCGCAACAGCCTTTCTCAGCGCCTCAAAGTTAAAGGAGGGGAAGCCAACCGCAATGGGCCCCACAAATGCCGGTAGCGCAATGGAGGCCAGATTACAGACAGCTGTCTCATCGGGCGCGGAATACTCGATAATCTCCGTACAGAGATTGGACGACCGGATTGTCCCCAGGTTCTTCTGGTTGGACTTCTGGTTCGCAGGATCCTTGTACAGAAGATACGGGGTGCCGGTCTCCATCTGCGTCTCCAGAATCTGGTACCACAGGGTCCTCGCATCGAGCACCTTGCGCGCGAGCCCCTTGGCCTCATAGCCCGTATAGAGGGTCTCAAACTCCGTGCCATAGACATCGGCGAGGCCCGGGGCCTCCGAAGGACAGAAGAGTGACCACTTCCCATCCGCCTCCACACGCTGCATGAAGAGATCCGAAATCCACAGCGCATAGAAGAGATCACGGGCGCGGTCCTCCTCCGAGCCCGTATTCAGCTTCAGCCGCAGGAAATCCTCAACATCCGCGTGCCAGGGCTCCAAGTACACCGCAAAGGAGCCATTGCGTCTGCCACCTCCTTGATCAACATAGCGCGCCGTCGCATTAAAGTTTCTCAGCATCGGCACCAGCCCATTACTGGTACCGTTCGTCCCCTCAATCAGGGCGCCCCGCGCCCGAATATCATGGATGCTCAGACCAATGCCCCCCGCATGTTTGCTAATCAAGGCACAATCCTTCAGCGTATCATAGATACCTGCGATGCTGTCCTCCTTCATGGCGAGCAGGAAGCAGGAGGACAGCTGCTGCCTAGGCGTCCCCGCGTTGAAGAGAGTCGGGGTGGCGTGTGTGAGCACCTTCTGCGAAAGGAGGTCATATGTCTCAAAGGCGCGCTCCAGATGTGTACCCCACAGAGCCAGCGACACGCGCATCCACATGTGCTGGGGCCGCTCAATGACAACCTTGTTTGCATCGCGCAGCAGATAGGATTTTTCTAGCGTCTTGAAGCCGAAATAGTCGAACTCGTAGTCCCGCTCGGCCTTGATGTAGGCGTCAACCTGAGATCCCAGAGGACTGCTCATGATATCGACAATCTCCTGGGACAGATAGGTCATCGCCTTCCCCGTCTTCGGGGCTGTCTGATTCGACAAGATGCGCACGACCTCACTAAAGGCGGCCGGCGTATTCTTCTGATGATTACTGACAGCAATCTGCGCAGCAAGATAGCCCCAGTCGGGGTGTGTCGTAGACAGGGATGCTGCCATCTGTGCGGCTAGAATATCGAGCTCCGAAGTCTTGATGCCATCAATAATACGCGCCAGCACCTGTTGCGCGAGAATATCCGGGTTGACTGTGCGCCCACGGGACGCCTTGCGAATCCTCTGAAGTACCTTATCAAAGGACACATCCTCGAACTCACCATTACGCTTCTGGACTCGCATACTATAGGGCATTGGGGGAAAGATACGGTACGTTGTACCGCATATTTTCCTCAACCGACCGCACAATTTTATTGTGGGCGCATCGCACATGACGCAAGACCGTCAAGAATATATTTATTTAGTTCCGCCGTGCTCAGCGTACTATAGTTGTAGATGATGGTGGTGTAAAAGAAGAACTCATAGGCGGCGAGTACACTGATAAAGAGCACATGCTCAACAAAGATGGGAGTCCACTTCACCTTCCATTGGTTCACTATACTGATAGCGGCGATTCCTATGCATAGGACTAAACAGGCAACCGAATATAGAGATGATTGGAGAACGAGTCGAGTATTATATGCGCTTCGTGCGGTGTATGCGGCAACCCCTTCCGCATCAACAGTGGTTTTATTGACCGCATAGGTGAAGAGTTCATGGACGAGCCACTTGGTCCCGTTTGCCCACCGCGTCGCACAGCCTTCAACAAGAGGCTGATAATATGTATTAATCGTACCAAAAATACCTGCATCCTCTGAGCGATTCACGTATAAGAAATAAAAGGTCGTTTCAAATACGGAGATACACAAAATATGAAATGACCCTTTAAAGATGAAGAACAGAATCGATTGAGACCAGGGCTCTGTAGTAGGCGCCTCTGGTTCCAGTAGGGTTTCTTCATAGTTTACTTTATGTCGAGGCGATATAAAAATAAAGGAATCCGAATAGGATGGCGGACGCCTCATTATTAGAACATGCATAATTTTTTTAAGCACTCCTCCTTACTTGATCTCAGACTTCTTAGGTTGGACTAGGCCCCTGAGCAACTTCTGATGCGTGATGATTCGGGATGAGATACACATTGTTTCTAGCTCCTGGAGCAGCAGCTTGTACGCATAGGGAATCTCAATCGCCGAGAACTTTGTCGAGTTTCCGCAGCCCTTACAGTTCCAAATGCCCTCCTTTGGATTCACAATCGCAATGAGGCCGCAGTCCTCACAACTCCAGCAGCGGAAGAGGTCCGAGCACTCCATAAATCGCTCCTTGGTAAACTCAGACATGCCGTGTGCGACGACGCAGTCGCGCTCCATCTCGCCAAAGCGCAAGCCACCCTCACGGGCCCTGCCCTCCGCTGGCTGCCGAGTCAGCATCACCAGTGGACCAGAAGACCTCGAGTGCATCTTATCCACCGAGCAGTGGCGCAGCCTCTGATAGAAGCACGGGCCCATAAAGATGCTCGTCTCCATCTGACGCCCCGTGAATCCATTGTACAGAAGCTCATTGCCCGCTGGCTCCAAGCCCAGCTCATCGCGCATAATCTTGGTAAGCCCCTCCAGCGTCACTGTATTAAAGGGCGAGCCATCGCCCAGCGCGCCAATCTCACGCCCCACCTTCCCCAGCAGCGTCTCTAGCAGCTGCGCAATCGTCATACGCGACGGAATCGCATGTGGATTGATAATGATGTCAGGGACCATACCATCCTTTGTGGTAGGCATGTCCTCTGGGTCCAGAATCATCCCGCAGGTACCCTTCTGACCGTGCCTGGAGGAGTTACCTGTCCATACGCACACACCATTCCGTCGCACCATAAACACCTCACTAGGGACGCGGAGGCAGTAGACCTTGCCGCTAAAGGGAGTCACCTGCTCTATCTGTCCACTCTGAGTGATAGCATGTCCATGATTCAGGGTAGGACGCAGGCGAGTTCGCCGAATACCAATATCCCAGGCATCCATCGTGGATGTAATAATTCGTCCATCCTGCAACTGGGCCTCATTCCCCGCAGGATACCGAACTGATGCATACGACGTGAATCCTGCGTGCTGGCACAGAATCTGAATATCATCGACCAGGCCACGAGAGGATGTGTAATAGTGAAGAGAGCTAGTTGTTTCATGGCCATCTCCCAGGCAGAGTGACTCCAATAGGTGTCGGCTTTGGCTCGCACTCAGCTGGAGGGCCCACCCGGGTAGGCGCTTATTCACGGCCCCCACACTCAGTTCTCTCAGATAGAGCGCAATATCCTTGACGTTAATGAAGAACTTGAAGGTCTTCTCATTCATAGAATAGCCCCATCCCAGCGTAGCACATGCCGCCTTTAGCGCAGCCTCCACCCGAGGCTTGTTTGCGGCAAACTCGATGCGCGCAATATAGTCCTTTTCCTTGATGTAGGTCCAGCCCTCCGCAACCCAAATACCGAAGATTGACAGCCACGCATCCGCAGTAGGGCCAGTAAAGTAGTGGTCGCCAATCTCTAGTGGAGTATCAGGCCTCGCCACCGGCCCGTCACACTGAAAGCGCACGCGCTTCCCAATCATATCCTTGGCCTCAATCAACTCAAACTCTGTCCTATCGCGCCTCTGCACCCACATGCGATGGTTCATCGTAGTCTTAAGGCTAACACCCTGTGTCTCCACCTCGTACATCTCTCCCTCGTGGTCAAAGATCAGCGTCTCTAGCGGCTGAACATACTCCATAGACCCCGCCTCCCGGTTCAGTTGCGCAACACGATCATTCATCGTGACATCGGCAATAGGAACCCATCCACGCGTCTCCGTCAAGACATCATGATCTGCTGTGAGGCAGAACTTATCGCCAATCTCGGGAATGCGGTCCTGGCGCACGCGCACCTTTGCAAACGAGTACCCCTCCCCATTCCTGTTCTTGAAGATCTTGTCTACCCATCCCGTCTCATTATTACGCATCGTCCTAGACACGTCACGGAACCGCTTGGCCCCCGCGGGAATCACCATACCGGTGGGCACGCGCAGAGGCACATACTTGCCAATCAGAATGTCGTCCATGTTCACAAAGGTATTCTCGGGCACAAAGCCGCTGTCATCCAGCTTATCATAGTTCGCATTCTTCATCTGCTTCGTCATGGTCGGGTCAGGGCGTACAAAGCGCTCCTCCTCGCCCGACGACTGATTCTTACGCTCCTCGTCCTTGTAGGTCCTGTAGAAGATGGAACGAAAGAGGCCGCGCTCCAAGGAAGCCCTATTAATCATAATGGAATCCTCCTGATTGTAGCCCGTGTATGTCATGATTGCGACGACAATGTTCTGGCCAGAGGGCATGGCTTGGGCGCCATAGAAGCGGCTCATGAAGGGGGAGACAAAGGGTACTTGGGGATAGCAGAGGAGATGTGCGAGTGCGTCATAGCGGTCACGGAAGTTCATTGCATACATGCCCATTGCCTGCTTGCCCATGGCTGCCTGGTACGAGTTTCTCGGCGACTGATTGTGGTCGGGGAAGGGAATATTGCTTGCGAGAGTCCCCAGAGCCGTGCTAGGATGAATCTCCGCGTGGGTGTAGGACTCCCCTGGCCGGCGAAGAACATCCTCTTGAAGCATCGCAATGTAGGAGGACTCCGTCTCACCGGGATCAATGTACTCAATCAGATTATTCCCCTTCGGAGAACACCACAACAGAAGGCTATCCCAGTTCGGAATGGCGCTGACCTCCTCCAGAAGCTTGCCACTCGCATCCGCCGCAATCTCTCGTAGCGCATCTGCATAGAAGAGGGGGCGGAGCATCCTCCCCGCCTCTGTGGTAATCCAGATTTCGCGCAAGGCGGCCTTCCAGATAATCCCCGTCTGAACATGAATCCGCCCACACCGCTTCGCCTTTCTGAGGCGCTCCAGGCTCGTCAGAGTATCCTCAGTCGTAATGGTGCCAATCCACGCCCCATTCAGGAACATGCGGGTTGAGCGGTGCTTGTCCTGAATCGATGTCGTAGTAAGAGGCCGAAGCGTCCCAAAACTGTTAATGAACTCGCGCACGGTCTTCGCATTACTGTAGATGCTCACAATCGACGTGGATGACATATTCTTCACCACACCGACGGAATGCCCCTCTGGAGTCTCCGAAGGACAGATATACCCCCACTGCGTGTTATGGAGCTTGCGCGGGGCCACGAGCTTCCCGGTCTTCTCAATAGGCGTGGAGATGCGCCGCAGATGCGAGATACCCGCAATGTAGTTCAGGCGATTCAGCACCTGCGAGACGCCGATTTTACTGGGGCCACCAATCTTGGCCGAGCCGAAGTTGCCCGTGGCCAGCGACGTCTTCAGGCCCACCTCCAGAATGACGGACTTGATGACCTTATTGATGTTCGAGACATTCACAATCTCCTCGAAGTTGCCGGATGCGCGCCAGCCCCCGCTGTGAATCTCCTTGGCCAGCGACGATCGAATGTCCTTAATCATCTTTGTGGTAAAGTACGTTCGAAAGAGATTGGCCAGAAGGAAGCCCGGCAGATCCACCAGCTTGTTCGGATATGCATCACGGTCGTCGTTTGGCATTCGAGCCGAAGCCACCCACATTACCTTTCGGGTCATGTGCGCCAAGAAGCAGCCCTTGTCGTAGTTGAAGGCGGGCGTTAGCCCAATGTGGGGAAAGAGCTCGAGGCTCAGGATGTCCTCAATACGCATCTGCTTCGTAGTGCGCGACGACCAGGAGCTCACATGGGTCGAGAGCCAGGCGAGTGCCGTCTCCTGCGTGCGGACGTCCATCGCCTCCTGGATACTCTCTGTAAGCAGCGCATCGAAGGTGCCGTCAGTCTCCTGGCCAATAATCAGGTCGCAGATGTCCTTGTCGCGCTGGAAGCCGAGGGCGCGGAAGAGAATCCAGAGAGGAATATCCGTCTTGACACGCGGCATGGTGGCGCGCAGGAGATGAATCTGGGGATTCTTCGGATGGTACATGATCTTCACACCATTTGACTTGGGAACCTGGTCGTTATCAGGACCAATGGACTTGACCTCAATGACCTCCAGCTCCTTGTTGGAATTCCGGTTATTACGGAAG